CCAGCGCGCCAAAGCGTTCGTCAAACTCGCGCAACCCGGTAAACAGCCAGCGCGATTTGTCCACCTTCCCGTCGAGCTTGGCCAACGTGCGATCCAGCGCCGCGCCGGCCGCGTCGCCCATCGTGACTGCATCGGAGCGCAGGCTTTCCAGCGCCCGCGCGATCCACGCGCTCTTGGTCTCCAACTGCGAGGCGAGTTCCTCGCCGCCCCCGGTGTTGCCATAGCACGCCTCGACCGCCGCCGAAAACTCGCGGATCACCCCGCGCATCGCCCACTGGTCGCGCACGACGCGGGCAAAATACTTGGCCTGCGCAATGGTCGGCGCTTTGTCGATCAGCCGCGAAAGCCCGGCAAACCCGCCCACGGTATCGAGCTGCCTTTGCGCCTTTAGCTCCTCGGCGATGCACGCCAAATCGCACGGCTGGCCGCGCCGATAGAGCTGCTCGGCCACCTTAAAAATCAGCCCGTTGCCCGCGACGTAGAACGACTCCGCGCAGAGCTTGAACTTGTGGCACTCGCGCATCACCTCCGCGCCATCGAGCATGATGCAGCCCACAAGATGCTCCTCCGCCTCGACGGAGTGGGGCGCGGTGCGCCCGGTGAACTGCGCAGGGCGAGCGATGCTATCGCCGGAGCGATCCAGGGAGAATTCGTGCGAGTCTGATTTGAGGGATGGGTTCATGAGGTTAAAAGTTTCCATGCGAGCGCCGCCACTGCCGGCACTTGTCCATTGCCGAGGCAGCGCAATCGGTCCACCCGAGCGGCCACCCCATGAGCCACTCGACCCACGTTGGGTTCAGACTCCCACCATGTGACGCCATCACGTTGTGATCCAGTCGGTCGTTGACTCGGCTCCGGCCGCTCTTGCGCGTGAGGGAGGCTGGGCTTGATCCTTTGCTCATGCAGGCGGTCGGGGTCGGGAAAATCTTTACCTGAGCGCTTAGTTTTGGTTCGCCCCTGCTGTTCACTTTCCCCCGCACTCGATCCACCGCATCGTCCGCCACTGGCGTTTGCCACATTTTCACCGCCGTTGCCAGCCCATCCCCCGAAGTCGGAGAAAGCCCCTTGCGGTTGTAGTTCCCGCAAACCGTGATCGTAGGCCAAAGATGAGGGACTCTTACCACTACGCCAAGCCCCGGCGAATCCCGATTCAATCCCGCTTTCAATCCTTCCCGGTCCTGCGCTCTTGGCGTGGGCCACAATCCAGATTCGGTCTCGTTTGTGAGGTGCGCCGGCATCGACTGCGCCGAGCACTCCCCAGCGCGCATCATACCCCATCGCGGCCAAGTCTCCGAGAACTCGTCCAAGCCCGCGAGAAGTGAGGACTGGGGAGTTTTCCACGAAGCAGTATCGCGGTCCCACCTCGCGAATGATTCGGGCCATGTGCGCCCACATTCCGCTGCGCTCTCCGTTGATTCCTGCGCCCTTTCCGGCTGCGCTGATGTCTTGACAAGGGAATCCGCCCGAAACCACGTCAACAACGCCTCGCCAAGGTCGTCCGTCAAAGGTTTGCACGTCGTCCCAGATCGAAAAGGCTTCGAGGGAGCCGTCGTTTTGCCGTGCGAGCAATACGTCGCGGGCGTATCCGTCCCACTCGACAGCGCACACGGTTTTCCACCCGAGGAGTTTGCCGCCGAGTATGCCGCCACCAGCGCCTGCGAAAAGTGCCAGCTCATTCATTTGGTCGGGTTGCGATTCATGGTTTGCCCCTCACAGCCGCCCCGCCGCCTGCTTCGCATTTTTTTCGTCCACGAACCGGAGCCACTGGGTCGCCCGATCGACCTCCCCGGCAAAGTTGTTGAGCAGGGTGAGCACGTCGCGCCGGCGGAAATCGGCGGAGTCGTCCGTCGTGCGCCAAAACTCGCGGAGCGCCGAGGCCGAAGCCTCGTAATACGCGGCGAGCGGCACGATCTGCGCCTCAAAATCCTCGTCGGGGATCTCGTGCAGCCCCACGGCCTTGAACGCGGCAAACTCCTTGGCCGTCCACGACGTGCCGGCACCCCGGCGTTTGAGCGCGTTGATCGCGAGCATCCGGTGCGCGAGGAGGTCGGATTGCTGGGAGGGGATGAACGAGTGCGTGTGCTTGGTGCGCTTGGGTGGATCGTCCTTGAGCCCTTCGTCGTCACCGCCGTCAGGCGTTTGGGTATCCTTTCCTTTCCCTTCCTTTCCCTTCCCTTCCCTTCCTGTCGTCTCAGGTGTTTCCCCGGTGTTTCCCTGTTTATCCTCGGGCGTTTCATCGGTCGTATAAACGGGAGCCAAAACCCTTTCGGGGAACTGTGCGGGAAACTTGCTTGGTGTCTCAGCCTCCTTGCCGGTGATGCGCTGATGCTTTCGGAAGTTGTTAATCTGAATAAGGTTCAACTCGCCACTCGTGTAGCGGGTGATGAAGCGTTTTTGCGTGAGCACATCGAGCGCCGCGACCACATCGCATTTGTCGTAAGGCAAGACCTCGGCCTTGATGCGGGCGGGTCGATCTTCCAAACGGCCCGCACAATCGGCGACACACCACAGGCCGACGAAAAGGATGCGAAGCAGCGGCGGAAGCTCCGCCAACTCGTCATGTTTGAAGAACTCGGGCTTGATTGTGCGGATTCTCATGGTCGATTTTTTGGTTCTGAAACAGGGCAGGGGAGGTCAGAGGAAGGCTTGTTGCTCACCACGGGGCCGGCGCTTGTCCAATTCAGCGGCGAGCCATTCGGGGGAGAGCAGTTGATCGTTGGGAGCCAGGGCGAGGATGCGGTGGATCTCCTCAAAGAGCCCCGGAAAGTAGGGCGTCTCGTGCAGCCATTTGCCGTAGCCGCCCTTTATTTTGTAGGTGGGCACGCAATGGCGGGGCTTGTCGTAGCGGTCGGGCCACACGAAATCATTCGGCAGCGGGTATTCGGTCAGCCAACCCTCGGTGTGGATCTCCGTCCAAGGGTGAACGGTAAAAGGAACGAGCGGTTCCAGTTGTAGCGAGTTCGGTTTCATAAGAAGTCGGTGGGCAAGAGACGTTCACGGCCGGCATCGTCGCGGGCCTCCAAGAGCCGGGCGTGCGCGCGGTCGAAGATCGTCGGCGCGTTCGTGCGCAGCCAGTAGCCAAACTGCGCCGAGTGCTTCACCGTCACGGCTGATTGCACGCGGCGGAAGCGCGCCAAGAGCGCCTCGGAACGCTCGTTGAGAAACCGGGCGGTGTCCGTGCGCGACCACTTCTTATTGCGCGCCCACGTCTCGACCATCTTGGTGTGAAACTGCGTCGCCCCTGCAGTCGGCGCTAAAACGATTTTGGCTTGGTCGGCAGTCATGGGGATAGATCTCACCAACGGCCCGGCCGGCGCGGTAGCCGCCCGATGTATTGCCACATCCCAAAGCCGATCGCTACGGCCTCGATCACCATACCGGGGAGAAAGTTCGCATTGTCCCGCACGCGGATGGGCCGCTCGACGCCGAGCCCGAGCTTGTTCTTGAGCCGGATCACGTCCCACGGCGGCACGTCCACGGCCTTCTCCGGCGCCTCCGCGCAAACCAAAATTTTCCGCTGGGGAGCATCGCTGCGAAAGACAGGTTTCTTCGTCACCATAAACAACCGTTTTGCCGGTGGCCCCGGCGGCATCGCCACCACCCCGCCCGTCGTCGCGGCGGGGCTTTCGGCTTTCGCGAGGGTCTTGGGCAACGGGTGGAGCAGGGCGGCCAATTTGCCCACGCCTGCGGCGGTGAGCACGACGGCGTTCTCGTGCATCGTCCAATCCGCCCCCTCGGCGAGATGTTCATGGCGGAGCTTGCGGATCGCAGTCCGCGAGATGCCGAGCGACTCGGCGGTGCGCGCCTCCCAAAACAGGTTCGGCGGGATAGGGGACGAGTTGGATTTCATGCGATAGAAAGTTGCCCCGTAGCCGCCCCGCGCGCCCCGGCCAAGCCCTCGGCCCGCCCCGCGCAGAATTTTTTCCCACCCTCAAAAACAATTATCTTAAAATCGCCGTTCGGCAGACCCGTCGATAGAGCAGCCCCCCCCGCCAACGCGGCGACCCCCCCCCCGCCCCCTGCAAGCCCCGACCGAGCCGCGCGCCCGGTCCTCGATCTGTGTCCCGTGCTCATGGCGTCACCCCCTCAACG